TTATTTTATTAATCCCTTTTGAGCTGCATAGAAGAAAAACGTTATAAAGCCACCAACTAGAAACCCCATAGACCACCTTATAGTAACTACTAAATTTGCTAATTGATCACATAAATTATTTACTCTTACAGCATTAGCTGTGTCATTTTGTTCTAACTTATCTATCCTTACACCATGATTATCAATCCTAGCATCGTGTATAGATAATTTTTCTTTTATAGCTAAGTGTCTTTCATTACATATATCATCTGCCATTCTTTATCACTCCAATCTTTTAAAGTTTTATATATCTTTTTGCTCTTTTCTCTGATCTTAAATCTCTTTCTTTTTGCTCTTTCAGTACATATATAAATAAACTTATAAATAAAGCATACTCAAACCCTTTTATTAGTGCTATTTCCATTTATCATCACCCCTTTTATTAATATTAGACAAAATAAAAAGACTTCTAATTTATTTACTGTTAGAAGTCTTTGTTTGATTACAACATTCTTGAAAATATAATTATTGTCTTTTCTAAACTTATACCATTATCACCAACTACTTTAAGAGTGCATTCTCCATAGTCTGCTGTTGGGAAAGCTGTAATAGAAGCACTTAAATTATCAGTTTGATTTAATGTTCCTAACTGTTCTGCTCCTGTCAAAGACCATGTATAAGTGCCAGATGGAACAGTTCCACCTTCCTCTTCTGTTTTAAGTACATATTCAATAGTTTTTCCTTTATATATCTTAAAACTCTTACCATAAATCGTTAAATCTACAACTGTAGGAACTTCTTCTACTTCTACGTTAATAGTTGTGGTTAAATCTAAATAGCTTATGGTTATAGTAGATTTACCCACTTCTAATCCTGTTATAATTCCAGCATCATCTACCTTGCATATATTAGGCTTGTTTGAAGTGTATATAAATTTAGGATTTGTTTCTTGTAGAATATTATCTTTATAATACTTTACTACTATTGCAGCGGTTTTATTTAATTTAAATGTAATATCATCAGCCATTATTTTTTCGTAAGAAACTTCATTTTTATTAGCTAATTCTTCTTTAGCATCATCAATATTATTGTCTATTTGATCTTTTTTACAATAAAAATATACTAATCCATCATGCTCATAGGTTTTCCCTGTTATTTTCCATGCACTATCCCATTTTATAAACCTTTTATCTATATCTATTTTCATGCTCAAGCTATTTCTAGGTACTGTAAGTTTTATATCTCCTATTGGTATCTGTAGCACATTAGAATTATATACATCTTGTTTGCTTATAGGTGTCATAATAGCATCTATTAAGTTTACCTTTTTATCTAAAGCAAATTTAATACTAGAATTTACTTTTATTATAGTAGCCTTAGAATATGTAGACTTAAATAAATCTACTACAATATATTTATTGTTTTCAATTCCTACTATATCACCCTGATTTATAATATCCTTTTCTATAAATAAATATTGAATATCTTGAGACATAAATTTATTCTTATCATCTATATTTTTTGTAACTACTTTATGTTTATGATTATTTATTGTGGCTATAGTTTTAGTTCTTTTTAATTGCTCCTTGAAGTGCTTTAGTTGTATATCCATATTACCACCTTCTTACAATCAATGGTGCTACATTAGAGTATTCTATTTGCTCTACTGGTAAAGTTGCTATTTTAGCTTTAATTTCACTTTTACGTTGTGATAAGAATTTTGAAGCATTTTCTGTAGTAAATCCATTACTATCGTCGGCAATTTTTCTCATTAGATCTATATCATTTGATATTGATTCTAAAATATCTAATACAGTTAATAGTAAATCCCTCTGATTTAGTTGCTTGTCATAATCCAAAGTTGGGATTAGGTTATTTTCTGTTAGGAATTGTGTATATTCTATATCTGTATAATATTCCTGATTATTTAATTCTAATTTAAGTCTTTCTAGTATTTTCATTTTATTTCCTCCTATTGAGTTTATTTTTGAGTATAAAAAAGGACGTCCTATTTATAGAACGTCCTATATGATGATAGGCTATTAAATAATTGTCACTCTTTTCTTCAATAGTTGCATCTAACCTACTTCCATTACATCTTTGCGCAATATAAGTAAATATAGAATATATATATGTATGATTATTAAATACGGTAATATAGGGGTAACCGTATGGTGTGCTTAGGTTTGGATATGGTAGATGATATTTCTTTTGTGGGTAAAAATTGTACTAACCCCACCCTTATATATAAGAATGGGGGTTCTCATTACCATTCGAACTTGCAAGTTTTATATATAAATACTTCATTTATCCTATTCATTATCTACTATATACTCAACTACCATATTTCCCCAACGTCGCTAAACCTCCGTTTCACGACATTATTAATTATATCAATAAAGCCCCTAGCCTAGTCATACCAACACTTACAAGCTTTTAATAATTATTTCCCTCTTCTGATAGGGATTTGATGTATATACTACACCTTTTCCGTGCATACCCCCCTACCCCTTCAAACCTAGTCATACCAACACTTACAACAATATAGATATAATTCACCTCTTCTTTGTAATAATCTTACATCAAATAATTAAGTACGTATAATATACATTATCTATACTTATTATGATATTGGTATATTCATTTCTTTCATTGGTAATATGTGATTATACCCTTTTATTGTCAATATAGTAGTATATGGTAGTGTATAGTAGTAGCTTGTGGTAGGCTGTTGTTGTGTTGTGATAGACTATGATATATGACACACGTGGGAGCGTGTATAATGAGGTTCTAATCCCGACCATTCTACTCTGAATTAGTTACTTAACAATATCTAATCATTATAATCAATAATCATTATCCATTAGCAACTATTAATATCATCTTATAATTATCTATATCTTTTAATTACCAATGGATTACCAACAAATCACCGCTCGATTCTCTATCGGTCGGTACAAACTATTAGTACATATATCTACTTATTTATATCACTTATCTATCCTACCTTATTCTACCTCATTACCCTCATTCACCTTATTATCTTGACCTATTCGTTCCATTTCCTGCCCTACATCTGTAGTAAGTGGACTTATTTGTATATAAGTTTCCTTACTCATTGCACCATCTTTATATTGATTACTTAGATTTGTTATTATTTCTGTTGTATTTTGTGGTATAGAATAATTAAATTCACAATCAATATATTCATTATCTTTAATTTCCACACCTTGTAGCAACAAAATATTTTTTATTCTTTCCCATCTTTCTTCCATTCCATTTCTTAGCCACTTCTCATTTAGCTGTGCTTTCTTTGTAGCTAACTCATACAACATTTTTAAGGATACCTCTGATACATTTGCTATATTACTATTACCCATAGCCACGCTAGGTGTACTACTAACATCTTGTAAACATTCTTTCAAGTTATCTAAAATTAATTTTATACTATTATAGTCTAATTCACCTGTAGCAAAATCAAATTTTCCACTATCTAAGTTGATTATTTGACCTACCATATCTGCATCCATAGTACCAACTACACTTTGTCCTGTTGCAACTCCTATAGGATTAAGACTTAAACAATACACACTATCTATCATCTTGCTTATTATCTCTTCATATTTGTCTAATATTGGTATTATATCTTTTAGTTCACTTTCTCCATATACTTCACTAGCTGCACTATAATTTTTATAATGTATAGGTAAGCCACCAATATTAGAACTTTCTTTTTCTAGTTTTAATATCCCATCTTCTGTGTTAAACTCTTGCACCTTATCTTCTGTATATAAATTCCAATATTCAGTTTGATTAATCTTATAGTATTCTATGAAAGCGATATATTCATTTTTAAAATTATATATTGGATAAGCTAAATCAGAATTAATAATTTTACTTGTTATTCCTTTAGCACCCTTATATACATATTCCCATGTATTACCACTTTGATTTACTTTTCTGATTATATTAAAATCTTGATTATGAAACTTTCCTAAACGATAAACATTATTATATATATCTACCATATTTTCTGTACCATTAAGTGAAACTCTTTTACCTAACAAATAAGTATTATGTATATTGAGAATTGTTTTAGCTTTTTGGATTACAAGCTTAGTTGTTGTGAATTTTTCTTTCTTCCATTCCATATCTGGCTTAGTTGTTATCCTATGTTTACCTTGCAAATATAATTTCATCTGCTTGTCTTCACTTATTCTTTGTAGATGCTCTGGTTTCATTATTTCGTCATGCAATAATGCAACAATATCTCCATTATAATATCTTTTTAAATATTCTTCAAAATTCAATTTTATTCCTTCTTTCAAATTTATTTTACTTATATGTACCAATAAGGATATTTAATAGCTTGTATTGCTAGTGCCATAGCCATTACAGTATCATCATGTCCGCTGCCTGTTGCTCCCATTGTCCCATTATCTTTTATGCTAAAGATTTTCATTTCTTGTAGAACTCTTATACTATTTATTTTTATTTCACCTTTTTCAAAACTTTCTCTTAGATCATTTATTGCCATACTTTTTGTTTTTGTATTAGTGTCAAATCCTATATTCCATCTTTCTTTGTTTCTTTCATCATAAGTCTTATATTTAACCATATTCATGTAATTTTTATCATACCTTAATTTTTCTATGACACTATGTCCACCTGAAGCTTTTTCTATACATAATAAAGCATAATTAAAATACATACCTAAAGAATAAAGTAAATCCACCATTTGATATGGTTTTATTTGATTATTATATAATTCTGCTACTTGCTCCCCTGTTTCTTTGTCTAATACTTCTAATACAGAATAATCTTGTCCAACTCCCTCTGACATATCTACACCAATTACATACCGTCTACCTTCCATTGGGATTTTATACATGAAAAAAGACCTACCATATAGTGCCATTAAATCTATAGGTAAATCTATTAGATTATTCTTATTGATATATTGTTGTTTTTCTTCTTTTATAGCCTTCTCTACACTTAAAATTCTACTATTATCAAAAACATTTGCTCCTGTAGATATAAAAGCTTCTGTATCGGTACTAGGATATTCTTGATGAAATGCTTCAACACCTGTATTAGCAACTTTTAACCTTCTCCACATTAATTGATCTATACTTGCACCCATATTTTTAAGTTCTATTTCTTCTTCATCTAATTCTTCTAGTGTCAATGCTCCATTATTTCTTATTTTATAGAGTTCTGCACTTTTTAAATAATCCTTTTTGAATAGAGTACTTCCATTTATCCAATTAAAAAAGAAACTTTTATATGAGTTTTCCCCATGTTTTGATTGAAAATATAAATCATGGAACTCATTCAGTCCACTTGCTGTAGATTCTATTATTAATTTACCATCTGCACTTAAAGCTTGTGTAATACTATTAAGTTGTTTCTTAGGCATCTTCCAAAAAGCAAACTCTGACAAATGTACTAATTGTAATGTATCTCCACGTCCAACATCTTTATTTCCAGCACATACACAAGTAATTTTACTACCATTTTCCATTTTTATTTCTTGACGATTATTTGCTAATGTTTTTGGTTTTAACCATTTAGGCAAACTATTAAATTGTTGTTTTAGCTTATCAAATATCGCATTACATGACTTTTGATCGTGAGAAACCAGCATACAATTTGAATTAGGGTACACTATACATCTTCTTATTGCTAATGCTACAGTAACAACACTTAATCCTAGTTGCCTACTTTTTAATACAATATTAAACTTTTCTAATGAATCAACAAATTCTTTTTGCTCTGATGTAAGTAAAAAAGGTACTGTATTTGTATCTTTATCTACTATTTTAATAAAACTTCTTATAAAATCTGCTTCATGACCATCCTGTAATAAAAATTTAAGTTTCAAAACATTTTCTGCACTCAATCCCACGTTTAATCCACCTCTATTTCTATACCGCTTAGGTAATCGTTAACTTCATCTGTTTTATTTACTAGAAAATCACTTTTGAAGAACTTTTGACACCAATCCGCACATTTAACATCACCTTGTTTAGCTTTTTCTTGCATTTTTAAATATATATCTAGCATTTCTGAATCCTTAGAATTATTTAGATATTCTTTTGCAACTTTAATCCATTGTTCCTTAGTTTTAAAATTCTTTAGACAAGTATCTAATGTAATGCCCATAGTTGGAGCTAAAGGCTTAAAACTCTCTTCTGTTTTATCTGGTGTATTGAAATACCATTCTACAAATCTGTCTATCTTATAACTTTGTTTTGCCATATTTATTCCCTCTTTCCAAATGTATAATTATGCACGTTTTATGTATATTTATACATTATATTTATTTCAGATGTTCATATTTCGTATATCTGAATTTTTATCTCTATTTCATTGTATTTATTTCAACTTCTTTTCTACAACACCTTCAAACCCAGTCATACCAATGGTTTAAGCCTATTAGCAGCAAACCCAATGATACCAACGGTTTAAGGCACTTTTTAACCTTAACACCCATTTCAGTTAAACGTGTGAATGAAAGTTGAATGATTGTATGTCTGTAAATTTTGGATTGATTTAAACGTCTGTAAAACTCGACCAGTCCAAAATTGGACTCTTGCAAAAATTATAAAATAATTATTATTAAACCTTTGACACGAACGTTGTAGTTCCAATAGTTCCCTTTGCACAACATAAAAATATATACCGTAGCGTTTGCTTTGACATGGTTGTAACCCCTGGACAACTCTAACTTACCTATATATGGGGAGGGTTAAAGGACTACACACACCTAACGGTGCTAGTATTCCTAATTAACCTAGCACCTCCCCAAACCCCACCGCAATTAACTATTATTATATTTTATATGAATGGGAATTATGGTGCGTAGCGCCATCACTACCGTAGGTAGCCCTGTATTATGTAATCAAATCTTTAAGAATTATAATTTTAGGTGTACAAGTTTCAAATTCCCTTATATAAGAATAATAAGTATTATATAAGGGAATTTGAAAGATAGTCGGTTACTCTTCTTCTTAGAGGTTTTGAGAAGTGACAAAAAATAAAGTTTACCGTGCTTTTCAAACACACTAAGTAATATATACTCTTCTTAGTGATGTTGAGAAGCACGGTAAAATAATATACCTTAAAAGTCTATATCTACATCTTCTACATCTAAATTATCTATAAGACTATATATTATTTCATCTTGCTCTTCTGCACTCAATTGAGTACTTATTTTATTATTTTTACACCTAATTATTTTATTTTTTATATCTTGATATGTTACATTCACAATTATTTCAATTATTTTATTGCATTTTGTTATATATTCTTCATCATTTCTATCAATTTCCCATTTACCAATAAAGCTTTTATTTTCTGACACTTTATTTTCTTCTTGCATTGATTTATTTCTCAAAAACTTTAATATTTCATTATTTAATTTTGTTATGTATTCTCCCTCATTAAAGCTTTCTATATTTTTATTTAGAATAATTATCTCATATCCCTTATAAATTCTTGTTATATTGGTTTCTTCTTGTACCTTTTTAAGAACTTTTACATTAAATTCTCTATTTAGCTTATAATTATTATCTTTTTGCCTTTTTGTTATATTCATTTCACACAATATTTTTTCCTCATATTTGGTTATTATTTCTAGTTCTTCTGGTGTAGCTATTCTACTTACATTATTTACATATACAAATGTACTAATTTCATATGAAATTGTATTGTCTTTCTGTAATCTATCTAAACTACCTTTTACAACTTCTCTTATTTTAGTTTTTACATTCTTAAATGTATCAAACATACAATATGTATTATTATTTAATTCTATTTCATTTTTTATTGTGTTGTAAAATTTCTCTTGATTAGCTATGGCTGTTCTATAATTACAATTAACTATTCCTGTAGCTTCTGCAATCTTATTATTAGTTGTATTCACTATATTTTTACCATTTGCCTGTGTTATTAAGTATTTATGCAATAAAAGGTCTATGTATTGAGCATAAATTTTATTTTGACCTCTACTACCTTCACTTTTACCTCTACCATCTATGTATTCAAACCCACTATTTATTTTATTAATTATTATTTTATATCCTTTACCTCTTCCTTCTTCTGTTATTTGCATATTTTCTTTTATCAATGTCAATATTTTTCTTCTAAATTTTGTATCATCTTTATATTCTATATTCATTTTTTCACATAATATTTTTATATTGTATTTTTTATTTAATTCTATTTCATTTTTTAAAGTATCTAAATTGATTTTCATAAGTGACATCTCCATTCCTAATTATTTTTATATCCTATTTCATTTTTTAATTTTATAATTGATTGCATTGCATTTAAAAAATCTTCATTTTTAATAAAGCTGTATGTTTCTTTGCCATTTTGATTATATTTAAAATATCTAAATCCTAAAAATGCTAACCCTTCTGCTAAATATTTATTCTTTATAACATAATACTTCTCCATACTTGATTCCTCCTATTTTATTATTGGTATACTGATGTTTTCCATCTTCCTATCCATTCATCTGTTGGTATTCTAAACCCATTCTCCACCATGCTGATATAGTTTCTAGTACACCCTATCCTATCTGCTAGTTCCTTTTGTGTTAGATTCCTTGATTCTCTAATTCTTCTAAACCCTTCTGCTCTCATAGACATTTTTATCACCTCAATATTTTAATTGTTTTAAAGGTGTGAGATATTATTCCCACACCTAAAATCTGATTTATTACTTTATTAAAACTATACCTTCTTCATTTAGCAATTTAACTGCAAAAATAGCATCTGCACAAATATCAGAAGATTTTGCTTTTGCGTTTCTTTGTATTTCTGTGTTAAATTCCTTTTTCATTTTGTAGCCTAAAGATCCTTTTTTGATTATTAATGTTTCACACTTCTTTGTGGAAGTGTCATATGTATCCTTGTCAGAAACAATTACTGGTATATTTCTAAAATATCCAACTAAACCATTTCTAATTATTCCACTACCATCTGTTACAAATGTCTTATTCTTATCTACGAATCCTTGCATTTCATAGAAAGCACCTAATAATTTACTATTTATTATGATTCCAGCAAAATCTTCTGAATCTTGCTCATCTCCAAATAATCCTAGTGCATCATTTAATTCTGTTTCTCTTATTTTGTTTGCAGATGCTGGTGTTGATATTAATAAAGTTTTCTTTGCTTCTGCAATTAATCTACTATCTAAATGTCTGGCAAATACTACACCTAATTGTCTTCCTGCTTCGTCGATGTGATTGCCTAGTGCTGTAAGGTCTTCATAATCTTCTACTGCTACTGCTCTACCTATATGTTCTATTATAGCTGTAGAATCCTTTTGACTTAACTTCTCTGTGTCCATTTCTGCCTTTGTTTTCATATCTGTGACAAGTCCACTTAAAGCTTCAAATCTTGGAAAGTGAATAGTTTCTCCAACTTCTCTGAATCCTTCTATTTCTCCTAAATCTACTGCTAAAGGTAATACCTTTACTGCTCCTGTGAATTTTGCTCCTAGTATTGATGTAAATAATTCTGGTTTTATTAAGTTTGCCATTTAAAATTCCTTCTTTCATTTTTTAGTGCTTTCTTTAACGTCTAAGCCAAAAAAGACATATAAAAAACACCCTAAAATAATAGAGTGTTATTTGCTGAGTGCTGCATATAGACTTGGGTTTGTATTATAAAGATTTAACCTTTCTGCATATCCCATTTCTTTAAATTGTTTTTTAGTTATTAAATCTGTTTGAGTATTTTTGTCTGTAGGTACATAAGCACCTTCTAGTTTTAAATTATTAATTATTTTACCTAAATCTTTTACAAATGCTTTAAGATCTTGACCTTTATCAATCTTTAAGTATTTAGTTAGTTCTGTTGGAAGATTAGCCTTAGTTAATTCTGTTTTAAGGGCAAATTCTGTTTCTTTAACCTTAAAAGCCTTTTCCCTATCTTCTAATTCCTTCAACTTAGTTTCTAATGTTTCAGTTTCTTTATTTGGCTCTGTTTCAGTTTCTGTAGTTCTCTCTGTTGTATCAATAACCTCTGTTTCTATTGTTTCTGGTGATTCCTCTGCGAATAGTTGTAAATCCATACCTTTTTTCATCTTTACATCTCCATTTCTAAATATTTTTTTAGTTTATTGTATAATTCTTTACCTAAAACTTTTTTATTGTCCTTGAATCTTGATAATGTTGATTTATTTACATTCAATTTTGTAGCAATAAATGAATACTTTACACCTCTTGAATTACAATGTTCTATTAACTTACATCTTAATTCCTCCTGTTCCATGTTTCTCCTCCACCTATTTAGGAAACTTTAGTTGCCTAAAAAAATATATTATTAATATTATTATTTTAAATAAAATAAAAGCACCTATAAGCTAATAGATGCTCTTAATGGCATTAATTCCCCATCACATCACTTTATACATTTTAATTTGAGGAAGGTTGGGTTTGAACCAACTACAAAAGTAATAAAACTTACCTATTATGATAACAACAAAATTAACAATAGGGTTAATAATAAAACCCCATTTAATATACTTAATAAATATACTAAATGCGTTTTTATCGTACTGTTCCCTTAGAGACCATTAAGGGTAAAACTCTGTAAGCTAGTAATACCAATGGTTTGAGGGTTGTTTTCTTAGTTCCCATTTTTCTCCAAACCCTACAAGCTGGTTGTATCAAGGGACGGATTTTTTCTATCACTTCACATTTTATGATTTCTTAATTTTTTCATACTTTTTCTTTGCCATTCAAGTTGTATTTCTTTTGCACATGATTTACAATATTTTATTCTTCCACTTTTAGCTTCTATTAATATTCCACAATTATGTGTAGTGCTCCCTTAGAGACCATTAAGGAATAATCCTTGTAAACAAGTGGTTTCAATGGTTAGAGTAAGGTTTTTGAGTTTTCCCTTTTATTGCCAAAAGCCTTATGAATTAGTAATACCAATAGTTATAGAGTTTTCTGCTCCGTCTACTATTCTACTACTCATAAAAAGGAAAATAACAGTGAATCACCTCTTAAACTAGTAGTATCAATGGCTAGAGTGGGTTTTCTATTTCGTTACATTCTTTTTTTATTTTATCTTTATATGTACTGTTCCCTTAGAGACCATTAAGGAATAATCCTTGTAAACAAGTAATAGCAATGGTTTGAGGGTTGTTTTTCAATTTTTACTTTTATTTACAAAAGCTTGTAAAGTAGTGGTATCAATGGTTATAGAGTTTTTGTAATCTATGACGTTTTAACTTTTCCATTCTAATGTCTACCTTTTCTTATTCATAAAAAGGAAGATAATAGTGAATCACCTCCTAGACAAGTAGTATCAATGGATAGAGTGGGTTTTTCTATTGGTGGTTAATTTTACGTTTCTTATTATATTTTTTATATTTTTCTAATTCCATCCCTTTTGCACATGATTTACAATATTTTGTTTTATTAGATGTAGCTTCAATTAAGATTACTTGGCTATTCATAAAAAGGAAAATAAGTACCTTTGCGTTACATATTTTATTTCCTATGTGTTCCCTTAGAGACCATTAACGTAAAAAGCCTATAAACGTTGGGGCTACTTGTGTTAAAGCCATTTTATGATAATGGAAACAATTAACAACAATAGCAATACCAACGTTTAAAGGGGTTTCTATTGGTGGTTAACATTTTTTATAATTACTTTATACCTAACCTTTTATATTCCTTATTGATTGTTTTTAGATTAGTATAAGTAAGGGTTTAAGTATGGTTTTAGTGGTCTAGTAGGCTACTATAAATACTACATGAGTAGACCACTGATTAAACCACTAATAGATAATAGAAAGGTAATAGAACATATAATAGAACGCATACACCTATCAAATTACACTTATATTGACCTGTTTAGTGTTTTAGGACGGAATAGGTATAAACACTAGGGTAAACTTTTAGATGGTGTATTATAGGGCATTTGTTGTAATTAAGAAGTTTAAAAGTCGGTTAGACCGATTTTCGGAATTGCCTTTTACTGAACCGTCTTCAATAAGTTGTTGTAAGTCTGGAGATAAAGTTTGGAGTTTTTTAAGCCTTTGAATAGTTCTAACGTCTACCCCTAATTCTCTTGCTATTTGCTCTTGGCTTAGGACATTTTATCCCACCAACAAAATGTTGGTCGGGTGTAGTTATTCGCTAGATCCGAAACTCATGTCTATATCATCCATGAGTTTCGGATCTGCAAATCGTTTCAACCGAGTTATTAAAATCTTTTTTCTAAATTGTTAAAAAACATTTTAGAATTAACTTGACTTCTTGAACCACACCAATTAAAGTTTTGGAAGTTGCTAGGAAATAGACGTAGTTTGCCCTAGAAAAGTGCTTTTTGAGATAAAAAGGGAAAGAGTACCAATTAAGATACTCTTTATATATTGATAATTTAAAGTTTTGTATAGTATGCTTAGGTTTCTTTAGTACTACTATTGTTGTATATGCTTAAACACTCTAATTACTGCCCTAGAGCTAACATATAAAGCTGATATTGCTATCCAGTAAACCTACCTGTATAATTTGTTAGAAGGCTATACACATCCTTCTTAGGGGCAAACAATACAATAGTAGAAATATTGCTTGTCCCAGCTACTTGTTTTGCATCGGCATAGCTAATCCTACTAGAAATTATTTAGAGTTGCTCTAGTGCTTAGACAACTTACCTATTTTAAACAATAGGAAACTTGACCTTTACAAACTCAACTTTTTTTGGTATAATCCAATTAATTGTATATTGTTGAGGGTAAAGGTTAAGTTAATCTTTATTCAATTAAAAGTGGGTATTACTAGTACCTGCTTTTTTTATTTGCCATTAATCAGTACCAAGTTCCATTAAATTTATAATGTAGCCATTGTTTATTTTTAAAGGTAGTTCTAAAGTAGCCATCTTCTAACTTAACGGAAATTGGTGTATATTCTACTTTTGCTGAAGCACCTAGTATACTTTGATGTTTTGTATATATTTTTAGGAATAATTCTTGTTGCTGAGTAGTTAATTTATTAAACCCTTTAATACTTTTCATAATAAAATCCTCCTATTTCATATTCTCCAATGGACTGTGAAGCTGATAGCTCTTTCTTATGTCTTCTACAGTTAAATCTGCGTAAGCTTGTTCTGTTACCTCTACACTGCTATGACCGAGTATTTGTGATAGCTGATATATGTTTCCTCCTGAAGTTAAATATCTTCTACCAAAATTATTTCTGAAGTGATGACAAGATATATTTGGATTTATTCCCGCTAACAATACATATTTTTTAATATTCTTTTCTACATTTGTTACTTCTAACTTTTTATTTCTAGCACTTGGAAATAAATAATCTGTATCCATATATCTATCTTTGTAATCTAACCATCTAGTTAAAATCTTTTGCATTGTTACGGAATAAAAAACATATCTATCTCTTCTGCCTTTGTTTATAGTGGCACTTATAAAAATTGCTCTTTTATCTGCTAATATATCTTTTTCTGTTAATGCTAAAGTTTCTCCAATTCGCATACCTGTATCCATTAACAAATGAATTAAGACATAGTCTCTATGTCCATGAAATGTAGTAGTGTCTATGGCACTTATAAGCTTTTTAAAATCTAAATCTGATATTTCTTCTTTAGGCTTTCTACTTATTTTTAATTGTTTAAGTTTTGTAGTAGGATTTACTTTTATATAGTTATTCTCCAAACAAAAACTAAAAAACACTTTGATATTTCTTAGATAACTGTTTATGGTGTAGTTAGATACTTGTTTTCCAAAATCTTTACGATTGTTAGGATTATTAATTTTTGTGGTTCTAGCATCTGTTACAAAGCTATATTTCCCTCGTTCTTTTGTAAATGTTAAATATTCTTTTATATGTTTTTCTTCAACTTTTCCTAAATCTAAAATGTTATATTCTTCTTCCAAAAACTTCAAAAATAACTTAATTGTACTTTCATAACTTTTTAAAGTTTTTAAAGTTAAATCTTTATTTGTACAATTAACCATAAAATCTTCTAAAGTATCTTCTAGTTTTCTTTCAGATTTTTTAATTCTAGGCAA